CAAACTCCTGAGAACGGAAGGTGAAGGATTCGGCAATGTTTCACGGAAATCCATTAACCAAGCCCCGGTATTCGAGGGCTAATTCGGAGTAATTAACATGTCTGCTACAAGCGCACCGTTTGGCTTGCGGCCCGTGTACCACCCAAGTGGGTTGGATCGCGCACAGGCTCTTGCCAACATTATCGAGAGCGGCTACGCAACAAGCATATACAAGGGCCAGGCCGTCAAACTAGTGACTGGAACTGCTACTGGGTATGTTGTTGTTGCCGCAGCTACTGATGCCATCTATGGTGTTTTTGATGGTGTTGAATGGACTGATACCACAGGTCGTCGTCGCGTTTCTAACTACTGGCCAGCTAATACGGCTTACCAGACTGGCTCACTTATTGCCTACATCTGGAATGACCCACAGGTCGTTTACGAGATTCAGGCTGATGGCTCAATTGCACAAACAGCAATCGGTAAAGAGTTTGATATTAGCAATGCAAATAACGGCTCTAGTTATACCGGCCTTTCTGCTTGCACGATGGATACCACGGCTGCTTCTGCCAACACTAGCAAGACGCTTCGTGTGATCGATCTCGCTCCCTATCCAGGGAACGCTTGGGGTGATGCGTTCACAATCGTTCGTGTACAAATCGCTGAAAATCAATACGCTGGTATTTACGAGGGTGCAGCTGTTGCTTACCCCGTAGCCATAGCTTAAAGGAGGGCTAACAAATGGCAGCCCCAATGCGCAGTACAGACTTTCGCTCGATTGTTGAGCCAATCCTCAACGAATGTTTCGACGGAGTTTATGATCAACGTGCCGACGAGTGGAGCCGTGTGTTCCGCGAGCAAGACGGCATTCCCCGTAACTACCACGAAGAGCCGGTTCTGTACGGTTTTGGCTTGGCACCGTTGCTTCCTGACGGCAGCCCAGTCACTTATCAGCAGGGTGGCGTACTCTTCCTCAAGCGCTATGTGTACTCGGTGTATGGCCTTGCCTTCGCCCTGACCAAAGTGCTTGTTGAGGATGGCGATCACATCCGCATCGGCTCGGTCTATGCTCGTCACCTCGCACAGTCTTTGGTTGAGACCAAGGAAACCCTGTGCGCCAACGTACTGAACAACGCCTTTACTGGCGGCCAGTATGCTGGTGGCGACGGTGTTGCGCTTAACAGTGCATCGCACCCGATCGTTAGCGGCACCTTTAGCAACCTGTTGTCTACCGCTGCAAACCTGTCGCAAACCTCGCTTGAGCAAATGCTCATCCAGGTCCGCCAGGCAGTGGACAACAACGGCAAGAAGATCCGCCTTGTGCCACGTCAGTTGGTTGTGGCTCCTGGCAACATCTTCCAGGCTGAAGTGCTGCTCAAGTCGGTGCTCCGTGCTGGCCAGGCAAACAACGACATCAACCCGGTCAAGTCAATTGGCTTGCTCGACGAGGGTGCCGCTGTTCTGTCGCGTCTGACTTCTGCCACCGCTTGGTGGGTTCAGACTGACGCGCCTGAAGGCATGAAGTTGATGATGCGCCGCCGTCTCGAGAAGACCATGGAAGGTGACTTTGAAACTGACACCATGCGCTACAAGGCAACTGAGCGTTATGACGTTGGCTTCACTGATCCACGCGCCATGTACGGTACGCCCGGAGTCTAAGGAAACCAGGGGGCTTCGGCCCCCGCTTACTAGGAGTTAAAGCATGACTACGACTCGGTTTCCTAACGGCGTTACCAACGTCGGTGAGGATTCGCCATTTGCCCAGCTAGGGCAGCCGGCGGCGACGATTTTCCACACCTACTTTGAAGACTTCGATTACTACACCGCTGCAAACTGGACCGTTACCGAGACGCAAGCTGGGGCAACCCAAGCACTGGCCGATGGTGATGGCGGCTTGTTACTGCTGACAAATACCGCAGCAGATAATGATCTTGTGTCCTTGCAGAAGGTTGGTGAATCGTTCCGCTTTGAAGCAGGTAAGGCGCTCTTCTTTGAAGCACGCTTTAAGGTTAGTGATGCAACGCAATCAGATCTTGTGATTGGCTTGCAGATTACTGACACGACGCCGCTTGATGTAACGGATGGTGTGTTCTTCATCAAAGCTGACGGTGCGGCCACAGTGAATTTCCTTGTTGAGAAAAACAACACGGCAACCACGGCTAGCTCAGTCGCCACGATGGCAAACGACACCTTTATTCGCCTTGGGTTCTACTACGACGGCGCAAGCGCAGTTCAATACTTTGTCAATGGTGCCATCGCTGGAAGTTCAGTGACCACCAACCTGCCTGATGATGAAGACCTGACTGTGACCTTTGCAATTCAAAATGGTGAGGCAGTAGCCAAGACCATGACCGTGGATTACATCTACGTTGCTAAGGAGCGCTAATCATGGGCCAGTTTAAGCCGATGGTGAAGATGTATACCACCGAGCCTTCAATTGAATTGAAGCTCAAAAAAGGTGGTCATGTGTCTATGAAGGGCAAAGCCAAAGACGGCCACAAGATGATGGATGGCGGGGTAATGACGGGGCTTTCTGAGGCCCCTGCACCCTCCCGCTTGCAGATGGGTCAGGGTACGTTACCTGGCCGCGCACCTGCACGTCCTTCGCTTGCTATGCGTCGTAAGATGGCCAAGCCCATGGCTCGCCCCATGATGAAGGAAGGTGGCGAGTCTAAAGCCGAGCACGCAGCCGAAATGAAGAAGATGATGGGCACTGAGGCCAAGCTTAAAAAGCACGCTTCGATGCCAGCATCAAAAGCTCATAAAGGCCTTGCAAGCGGCGGCGCGGCAAGCTATGCCAACACCAAGATGCACACGGCCAAACCTGATCACGTCAAAGGCAAGACTGGCGAGGTTAAGGAAGGCGCAGTGGCTGGCTACGCTACTGGCGGTGCAATCCCCAGCGAGAAGACAAGCGGCTCACCCAAAACAACGCTCATGCACGAGGCCAAGAAGGACAAGGCTCACGGCACAGGCGGCGTTCGTATGGGCAATGCTGGTGGCTTCAAGAAGGGCGGCAAAGCCAAGAAGATGGCTGGTGGCGGATGCTACGCTGATGGTGGTGGTGTAAAGGGTATGGGCGTGATTGACAATGTCTCCACGTCAAAGCCTGGTGTTACCAACACCAAGACTGGCGAAGTGAAAGAAGCTAATGCTGGCGGCTACAAGAAAGGTGGTGCCCTAAAAAAGCACTACGCGACGGGGGGTCTTGTTGATTCGGGCAAACCCGTCGCCATGCCCAAGCACCCAGTATCCAAGCCTGTCTCTAATGATCGCCAATCGGGCACCTTCAAGAAGGGCGGCAAGGTCAAATACGCACCAGGCGGTGATGTATCCAAGCCTGTTGCAGATCCTGAGGCCACAGCAGCGAAAGCCAGCCGTGATCTCGAGGAGGCCTTGAATCCGATCAGCATCGTGAAAGAGCTTGGTGGCAAATTGATGGATAAGATCCGCGGTAAGGGATCAGTAACCGAAACCAAAGAATCGGTAACGGTTACACCACCACGAGCTAGGCGCTAAACAGTGGGGGCTTCGGCCCCTGCTCTACATTGGACTAGATCATGAAAGTTCAGACAGTTTCAAAAACGGGCACTGGGTCTAGCGATTCGTTGGTCATGAATACCAACATCAGCCCGTTCAATGTTGGATTCGGCGTCATCGTATCGGGCACAGTGAACTACACCGTGCAGCATTCATTTGACGATCCTAGCGGCACCATTTCAACTTGGTTTAGCCATCCTACGGTTGCAAGTCAAGCCGCAAACGCAGACGGTAATTACGCTTTTCCTGTGACGGCCATCAAGCTTCTTGTTAATTCTGGCTCGGGAACGGCGACGCTAAAACTCATCCAAGCAGGTATCTAACGTGGGCCAAGTTGGTTACTCAAGCGTAGCCAATCAAGCCAACACGTCAGACGGCTTTGCTCTGGGCGTCGGTGCGCAAAACGTCATTGGCGGCACAGATTTTGGTCTTGATGTGGGTGATGATGGCGTTGTCGATGTGTACGGTGCAACGCCCACCACAACCTTTTACATTCTTGATGAGGCAAGCCCAGGTTATGTCCTTCAAGAGGATGACAGCAAAATTGTCTTGGAGGCCTCGTAATGTCTGATCAGAAGATTTCCGCAATGCCCGCAGCCGCTACCCTTACGGGAGCGGAACTTGTGCCTTTGGTTCAGAGCGGGGCGAACGTCAGATCGACGATTTCATCGCTGCGAGCTTTTGCAAACAACTATGGTGGTTTTAGCAGCACGCTTGACCAAACGGGAAGCATCTCTGCTGGCACGGCCGTGACCTATAACACGGTCGATATTTCTGACGGGATTACGGTTGCGAGCAATAGTCGGATCACGGTACCAAGCACTGGCATTTATAACCTACAGTTCAGTGCTCAGTTTAAGAACGTCGAGAACACACAAGAAGACGTGACCATTTGGTTTCGCGTAAACGGTGTGGATCTTGCAAACTCGGCTACTCAGACCACGATACCTGCCAGGAAGAGCGCAAGCATTTTTGGTTACGGCGTAACGGCCTGGAACATCTTTCTAAGCCTTACTGCTGGCCAGTACGTTGAGATCGTCTGGCTGCCCACAGTGGCTACGCTTACGATGGAGCACTTGCCTGCAAGCGTTTCTCCGGCCTACCCAGCAATTCCTTCAGTCATCGCCACGATGATGCAGGTGGCCTAAATGCCCGCCAAATCCAAGGCGCAATTTCGGTTGATGAAGGCAGCCGAAAGCAATCCCAAGTTTGCCAAGAAGGTTGGTATTCGGCCTGATGTAGCGGCTGAGTACACCCAATCCAACGTGAAAGGGCGATCTTATGCAAAGCTTCCTGAACAGCTTAAGAAAGGTGGTCCGAGTCTTGCGATTGGCCGCGGTGAAAAGCTGCCGGCGGATCAAGGCGCTGGTCTTACGGCCAAAGGCAGAGCGAAGTACAACCGAGAAACAGGATCAAACCTAAAGGCTCCACAGCCTCAGGGCGGATCGAGACGAGACTCGTTCTGCGCCAGAATGGGTCCTGTAGCAGAAAAGAGCGAAAAGGGTTCTCGAGCACGCGCATCCATGCGCCGTTGGAACTGTCCGGGGTGGTAGATGGCCTATTCAGATACATACGGTCAGATTTATTCAGTACAGACGGTCATAGACCACGCTGCACGCCGCTGTGGCAAGCTTGCTGAAGAACTGACTAGCGAGCAATTGCTAACGGCCAGAGAGTCGTTAGGCTTCGTTCTGACCAATCTAATCAATATTGGCATCCAGTATTGGGCGATTAAGAAGGAGGTCATTGGCCTCACGCCCAACAAATACATTTACACCTTGCCTGTTGGCGCTAACGACGCCTTAAATGTGCTCTACCGCACCATGCAGCGGCCTACTGGAAGCTACTCTTCTAGCGCTGGTGGCAACGCAGCCTACGCAGGGGATAGCGATGTCGATACTTACTGCTTGCAGACAAGTACGAATGGCAATATATCGATCAATTTTGGCACCAGTAACCCAATTTATGCTGGGTCGATCGGCCTTCTCCCCTATGTTTCTGGTGGTGGAAGTGCCACCTGGACGCTTACCCTTGAGTATTCCACTGATAACACCACTTGGAATACCCTCGAAGACCTCGGAGAGGTTGTCGTAACCGATAAGCAGTGGCTCTGGTATGACATCGACCCAGGCCAGAGCGTGCAATATTACCGGGTTAGAGCCTCTGCAGGCACGACACTGGCTTTGCGTGAGTTTTATGTGGGCAATATGTCGCGTGAAATCCAAATGGCGCGGCTAAATCGTGACGATTACACCAATCTGCCCAATAAAAACTTCACAGCCAACCAGCCTTACCAGTTTTGGTTCAATCGGACGGTCCCACAGCCAGAAATCTACCTTTGGCCGGTGCCAAACGAGTGGTATGTGCAGATGACTGTCTGGTATTCCAAGCAAATCATGGATGTAGGCGACTTATCTGATGAACTACAGATCCCGCAGCGCTGGTATATGGCCGTTGTCGGCATGCTAGCGCATCAATTAAGCATGGAATTGCCTCAAGTGCCCCTTGATCGCGTCAGATACCTTGAGGACCAGGCTGGTAAATACTTGGCGCTTGCAGAAGCAGAAGAGCGTGATAAGAGTCCGATCTACTTTGCGGTCAACATCAATCCATATACGAGTTGAAGATGACTTTGCTAGCCGGATTTCACAAGCATCACATTATTCCTCGTTATAAGGGCGGATCAGATGCGCCAGATAACTTAGTCCTTTTGCATCCAATTGATCATGCGATAGCTCATCTGGTTAGGTTCAAAATTTACGGCAATCCGGCTGATGGCTGGGCATATAATCGATTGGCTAACGGCTTAAAAGAAGACTTGATTCCAAACCGCAAAGGCATTCCCAAGCCTTATATGCGAAAGCCTAAGTCTGAAGAAACAAAATCTAAAATGTCTTTAGCCGCAAAAGGCAAGAAAAAGTCGCCTGAGGCGGTAGAAAAAATGCGCAAGGCGTTGACTGGTAAAAAAGCTACGGGCAAGTCTTTGGAAGCATTGCATGCACATCGGCACTTGGCTTGGAGCGCTGAGGCGCAAGCTAAAAAGTCTGCAAAAACCAAAGGTGTTCCTCGCCCGTATGCTAAAAATTCTAAGCCCCCATCAGTTGAGGCTTGTGCTTCTGGCGGGAGGGCTAATAAAGGCCGTAAGCAGACGCCAGAGCAAATTGCAAAGCGCGTTGCTTCCCGCCGCGCCACGCTTGCCGCTCAGGGCAGGACATCGTAATGCCACTCTTTCTTGACACCGAGGGCTACTCAGACATCGCAATTGGCATTTGCGATCGCTGCCGTATGAAGCGCCCGCATGCAACCCTTGGCCCAGACATTAACTTCCCTGGCCTAATGGTATGCGAAGAGAATTGTCGAGATCAAAAGGACCCTTATCGACTGCCAGCAAGAAAGACTGAGCGGATCAATTTGCGCTTCCCGCGGCCTGATGTATCGGTGGCTGCAGAGCAAAATAACCTAGTGTTAAATGATCAGCAAAGTATAATTCTCTCAACTGAGGGCAATACCAATCTCATCGAAAATGATGGCAACCTCGATGGAATAGCGATAACACCATAATGGCCAATCAAACGATCAGTCAGCTTCCTACCGCCCAGGCCCTCACAGGAACTGAGCTTGTACCTATCGTACAGAATGGCGGTACAGTCCAGACAACCACGGGTGCTATCTCTGCCATTTCAGGCGGTGGCGGTGGCAGTGGTGTCTCTGGATACTCAGGCTTCTCCGGCTTTTCAGGGTTTTCTGGCGACAACCCTGGCTCGAGCGGCTTTTCCGGTATCAGCGGTTACTCTGGCCTTTCTGGCTATTCAGGATCTGGTATCTCAGGATATTCAGGCTCCGGCATATCAGGATTCTCGGGTTATTCCGGCCTTGGCTTGTCAGGCTACTCAGGATTTTCTGGACTGTCAGGCTTTTCTGGGTTGTCGGGCTTTTCAGGCTTATCAGGCTACTCAGGATCAGGAATCTCTGGCTATTCTGGGTCTGGCATATCTGGCTACTCGGGCTTTTCAGGTCTCGGATTATCAGGGTTCTCAGGCACAAGCGGATTCTCTGGCTTCTCAGGATTATCTGGATTCTCAGGCATCTCGGGTTACTCGGGATCTGGCATCTCAGGCTACTCGGGTTCAGGCATATCGGGATTCTCTGGATTCTCAGGTCTAGGTCTCTCGGGATTTTCAGGGCTGAGTGGATTTTCTGGTGGCTCAGGGTTTTCTGGCTTATCGGGATTCTCAGGTCTTTCAGGTTTCTCAGGCGCTGGCTCTGCGATTACTGTTTCTGATGAAGGCATTCCACTTACCACCAACGTACAGTCATTTGATTTTGTTGGCGCGGGTGTCACTGCTACCGCGGTAGGTAATGCAGTCACTGTCACGATCTCTGGTGGAGGTGGTGGCGGAACTTCTGGCTACTCAGGATATTCAGGCTTCTCGGGATTCTCTGGCATCTCTGGCTTTTCCGGTATATCAGGATTTTCTGGCATCAGTGGCTATTCTGGTTCTGGTATCTCTGGCTTCAGTGGGACCTCGGGTTTCAGTGGCGTTTCAGGTTTTAGCGGAATCTCTGGCTTCAGCGGTTTCTCAGGCATTAGCGGATTCTCTGGGATTAGCGGTTTCTCTGGAACCTCTGGTTTTTCAGGAACCAGCGGTTTCTCGGGTATTAGCGGCTACTCTGGCTCAGGTATATCTGGCTTCTCTGGGATCTCTGGATTTAGCGGCTTTTCAGGGATCAGCGGATTTTCTGGCATCAGCGGATTCTCTGGCTTAAGTGGCTTCTCAGGCATTAGCGGCTTTTCTGGCTTCTCTGGCATCAGCGGCTTCTCAGGACTTAGCGGGTTCTCAGGGATTAGCGGATTTTCGGGTTTCTCCGGTATTTCAGGTTTTTCAGGTATCTCGGGCTTTTCTGGGGCAGGAACCTCGGGATTCTCAGGATTCTCTGGCATCTCCGGGTTTTCTGGCTTTTCAGGAATCTCTGGCTTCTCGGGTGCCGGCACTAATATTTCCGTATCTGATGAAGGCTCACTATTAACGTCTGGCGTTACGTCTTTTGACTTTGTTGGCTCTGGCGTAACGGCAACCGCAGTAGGAACTGCTGTTACGGTAACGATCAGTGGTGGAGGCGGTGGAGGCGGTACGGGTTACGCCACTTATACCTATACCGGAGACGGCTCTACGACGACCTTTGCAGTAACGAGCGGCATTACGGTTGATAACGTCCTCGTGATGGAAAATGGTGTCGTACAAGAGCCTACGCAGGACTATACCGTCTCTGGCTCTAATGTCGTTTTTACGACTGCACCTGCTAGCGGGGTTGAGATTCAGATCCGCGTACTCGGCGGCGGTGGCGGTGGATCTGGTGTTATTGCAGAGAATCAGCAGACGATTTCAAGCAATTATTCGGTAACTTCGGCATATAACGGCATGAGCGTTGGCCCTGTCACGATCAACACAGGGGTTGCTGTAACGGTAGGAACAGACCAGCGTTGGTTAATTTTTGGTTAAGGATTTGACATGAGCAATCTTAAAGTTCAGGGTAATGCTTCTGGCGCTGGCACACAGACATTACAAAGTGCGAATACATCAAGCAGTGTTACTGCGACTTTGCCGGACTTGGCTAGTAATTTTTCGTTAGGATTTTTAAATACGCCGATTAGTTCAACAACAACAAACATAGCTATCACCGATGTTGGAAAGGTAATTTCATTGTCAGCCGGTATTACTGTTCCTTCGGGGGCTGGTTTTACCGCTGGTGACATTGTTTCCCTTTATAACAACACCACAGGCAATCTCACCATCACTTGCTCTGCGGTAACAGCCAAATTAGCCGGAAGCAATAATACGGTGACCTCAGCGACTTTAGCCACTCGCGGCGTTGCTACGGTTTTATTTATTGATGCTTCAAACATTGTAATCACCGGAAACGTGAGCTAACTATGGCAGGCATTCTTAACCTGATTCTCGGTGCCGTCCAAAACTCATTTCTTGGTGAATATTTAGTCGTCGCCGGAGGAGGCGGAGGTGGAGGCACTGCGTCCGGAGGCGGCGGCGCTGGCGGATACCTTACGCAAGCTAACTTCACTCTAAATTTGAATACAGCCTATCCATTGACTGTAGGTGGCCCAGGTGCCGGTGGTGCTGGTGGTCCTGCGCCCCCTGAGGCAACAAATGGTTCAATTTCTGTATTTGCATCAATCACTGCCACTGGCGGCGGACGAGGAGGTGGTTATGACGGCGGTTGGTACGCCGCTAATACTGGAGGCTCAGGAGGCGGCGGGGCTTATGCCGTCGTCCCAAATGGTATTGCTGGCACAGCAGGACAAGGAAACGCTGGCGGCAATGGGCAGCAATTTCCTGCTAATGCTGGTGGCGGTGGGGGCGGTTCTGGAGGTGCTGGCGCTAATGCAAGTAGTGCTGGTGGCAACGGAGGTGTTGGCACATTAAATTCTATATCTGGGTCTGGCTTGTTTTATGCTGCTGGTGGCGGTGGTGGTGCGTACAACTATCCGGCAGGGTCTGGTGGATCTTCAATTGGCGGAAATGGCGGCTCAAATGCTGTTGGATCTAACGCGTCTCCAGCAAACCGTGGCAGCGGTGGGGGCGGCGGTGGAGAACCTGCTAATGCTGGAGGAAATGGCAGCTCCGGTGTTGTGATTCTTAAAATTCCTTCAACACGCACTGCTACGTTCTCAGCCGGTGTCACTTCTTCGCTCAACACTGGCGTTGCAGGATTCAAAATCTACACAATCACAGCAGCCGGTGTTTCGGACACCGTGACTTTTAGTTGAGGTTCAGCATGGCTCACTATGCAATGCTTGATGAAAACAACGTCGTCGTTCAAGTCATCGTTGGCAAGAACGAAGATGAGCTTTGGAACAACCAGCCGATGGACTGGGAATCTTATTATGGTGGAAAGCGCACTAGCTACAACACCAAGGGCGGCATCCATTATCAGGGCGACAACATCACACCTTCTGCGGATCAGTCAAAGGCGTTTCGTAAAAACTACGCAGGCATTGGCTATACCTACGACCCCGTTCGTGACGCGTTTATCCCGCCGCGTCCAACACCAGACGCTGTACTTGATGAAGCAACTTGTCAGTGGATAATGCCTGTGGTTAATACCGACTCCATCGGTGCTGATTCTGTAGGAGCTGATTCGGTATGACTACCAAGATCACATCCGCAAACATCACGCAGTCAGGCACATCGGGTATATCCAGTGTGGCGTGGCAGGCCGTGCAGACCACGGGGTTTACGGCTGTGGCTGGCAGGGCTTATCCGTGTGACACAACCTCAGCAGCATTTACCGTCACGCTACCTGCTAGTCCAGTGGCAGGGAATGTCATCACGCTGACAGATTATGCGGGTACGTGGGGTACGAATAACCTGACGATCAATCCAAATGGATTAAATATAAACGGATCTACGGCAAACGGCAAAGTCGCAACATCCAGAGGATCTGTCAATCTTGTTTACGTGGATTCAACACAAGGATGGATCTCATACGGATCAAACTTATCCACAGCTATCACGCAGTCAATAGTGGCAACTGGTGGCAATGAGGTAAAAACCGTAGGCTCTTATAAATATCATATTTTTACCACCAATGGTACGTTTTCTGTTTCCGCCGGAACTGGTTTAAATTTTGAAGTTATGTCCTGCGGAGGAGGTGGTGCAGGCGGTTATAACTTTGGAGGCGGTGGTGGTGGCGGCGAACTTGATTTGTTCACAACTGTATCTGCAAGCGTTAACAGCTACACCGTTACTGTCGGTGCAGCAGGTGTAATCAATACATCTTCAGGTAGTGTTGCCGGTGGCAATGGTGGAACGTCATCTTTTGCTCTTGGTGGTACAACCTACGTTTCTTCGCTAGGCGGTGGCGGTGGCGGGGCGTCTGGAGCGGCTGGCGTTACAGGTGGGTCGGGCGGAGGTAGTGGTGCGGCAAACGTAGGGGCTGGAGGGGCATCAGGGTCAAACACTAATGGCGGCGGTGGTGGGGCGCAAAACTCAACCAACTATGCTGGCGGCGGTGGCGGTGGTGCTGGAACTAGCGCAACGGGTGGTAGTGCAACAACTTCAGCTTGTGGTAATGGTGGTGCTGGCTACACCCTCACTTCAATTGATTCAAACCTTACGGCGGCAAACTTTACGTCACTTACAGGTATGACGGTTATTTGTTCTGGCGGTGGCGGTGGCGGTGGCCGCGTTCCTAGTGGTGCTTACCCGACAAGGGGTATCGGTGGCACAGGTGCAGGATCAGGAGGTTTGAACAACGATACAACTGTTATTAACACAGCATCAGCGCCAACGGCATTTGGATGCGGCGGAGGCGGCGGCATGTGGTATTTACCATCAGGATCAGACCCGACCGGAGGTTATGCAGGTGTTGTGATTGTGAGGTATTTAGCATGAAAACTATGGCTCAAATTGATAATGAAGGCATAGTAATAAACATTACTATTGCAAATGATGATTGGAGCGCTGAAGGCTTTGTTGAGTACACAGACAACAACCCAGCGTATATCGGCGGCACATATGCCAACGGAAAATTTATCCCACCAAAACCAACACCAGACGCTGTACTTGATGAAGCAACTTGTCAGTGGATAGTGCCTGACTCCATCAGTGCTGATTCCGTAGGGGCTGACTCCCTGTGAAATATTCGATTGTCATCCCGACATATAACCATTGCAGTGACCTGTTAAAGCCATGCATTGAGTCGATATTCAAATACACCGACATGGGCGAGGTTGAATTAGTCATTTCGGCCAATGGCTGCAAGGATGAAACGTCGGATTACCTCAAATCACTTAAGAAAACCTTTGCCAGCATTGGGTTTGAAAAGCATCTTAAAGTCATTTGGCACGATCAGCCTTTAGGCTATTCTGGGGCCACAAACGCAGGCATACGCTTTGCCACGGCAGATAAGATCGTCCTGCTAAACAACGATACCGTCTTGTTGCCACAAACCAAGAGCCAGTGGCTGCAGATGCTTGATAGTGCCTTCAAAAACGAAAGGTGCGGCATCTCATGCGTGATTAAAGGGCCATCAGAGCCAGCCGGCAAGGAATTTGCCATCTTCTTTTGCGTGATGATCCACCGCAAGGTTTTTGACAAGATTGGCCTGCTCAATACGGAATACGGCGTC